GTGTCGTCGCACAGCACGCCGACTCGCCGGCGAGTAAATTCAACAGCCTCCGTTGTCAGCGTGGCCATCGTAAAGACTTCCACGGTCTGCACCTGCATTGTGAAAGTGCTGGTCGATTGGGTTGCCAGCGCAATACCCGGCAATGTCTTGAATTGAATGCCGCATTGCGTCGTCGTGGCCGCCGTAAAGAAATCGCCACGGAACAACTGCGGCACCAAAAGGAACCACGCCGTGCCGTCCTTTCCAATTGAGCAGTCACGCTCGCTCGAGTCGTTCTCATCAAGCGGCCAAAATAGATTGGTGGCGCTGACGGTGTTGGGCGTGGTGGTTTGATACTTGAACGTGACGGTGTTTGACGAGCCGATCGACCACGAACCCGTGAAGGTGCAGATGCGGATTTGCTTGTCGGTCTTGCCGGTTTGCCGCACCCCAAAGTGAAGCCCGGCCCCGTCCCGGTCGCCAGCCTCGACGATCCGCACCACCTTGGCGATACGGTCAGCCGCCGGCCGCGTGAACGTGACACGCTCCGTTCGTGCGGCCTTGCCGTCTGGCCTCTTTGCCACGGTCAGTCCTCGTAGACGGTCAGCACCAGCCTCGTGCCAGCCACGGCGGCCTTGGCTGCGTAGTCGCCAGCTGCGAGCCGCAGCACGGCAGCCTCGCCGGCCTTGAGCCGCACCGTCTCGTAGAGCGCCGTGCCGTCGAGCCGGCCGAACGACACGGTGTGTGTCGTCGTCGTCGCCAGCGACCTGGCAAAGCACACGCCGAGCGAGCCCAGTGTGGCAGTCGAGACTTGCGTCGTGGCCGTGCCGAGGTTCAGCGTGACGCTCAGGACGCCAGCGGTAGCCATGTCGGCGGTGACGCCAGAGGCGGCGAAGGATTGCGACAGAGCGCCCTTGGTGACTTGGCCGTTGATGGAATAGTTCACGTCTGGCATGGAATCCTCACGATGGCGGTGTGCCGAAGTAGGTGGCGAAATTCACTTCTCTGTAGATGCGACGCTCAAGGATGTCCGGCGGGCCTGACGTGCCGCCCACGTATTTCAGCGTGCCGTCTTGGTTGAGTGGCTGCGGCGTTGATGCCGCCTCGTCCTCCCCCGTGTCCTTGTTTCTGGCGTACACCTGGAATTTTTGCCCGCCAGTGCCGCTTACGTAGTGAAAGCCGACGTGCGGAAGTTGCAGGTTCCATCCGCCCGCCCGGTACACAAGCTCCGTCGTGCCGCTCCAGTAGCCGATCTCTGAGTCGTTCACGACTTCGTACTGCCTCTGGGACGAAATGCCCGAACACTGCCACGTGTGCGCGTCGCCCCAAAGGTACGGCGAGCCATTGATGCCGTTAGTGACTGCAGCCGCCAATGCGGCCGGGAACTGAGCGCGGTTCCATGCGATCGTGGCACGCACCTCGGCCTCGAGCGTAGTCAGCCCCTCAAAGAAATCGCCGGCCCCGTTCACCAGCGGTCGCACGTCGCCATTCCCGCCGCCGTGGTAGTACGTCAGTGCCGGCACCTGGGCACCGCCCGTTGAGAACGACCACACATCCGGGCGTGCCAGTGGGTTCGGATCGAGTTCCGCAGAGCCGACGTTCGGCAAGTCGTACGAGTACGTCGCCTCTACGTGAAACTGGTCAGGCTCTGTGAACGAGCCATTGAGGCAGCGAAGGTACGTGTACTCCGGGTGCACACTGCCATGGAAAATGCCGATGGCGTTGAGCACCTGCTGCGTAGGCGTGGCCCCGTCCACGGTGGCGACGAACTTGCGCTCGGCAGTCGGAGCCTCGCCAAACTTGTGCGAGAACGTGCGGGGCAGCACTTCGCGGTAGTTGATGACAGCCATGGCTAGTTGAGAATGTCCACGGTGCCAATCTGTCCATTGCGGTTGATTTGCTGCAGTTGACGAACCGTTTCTGTTTCGGCGGCGTTCGGCTCAGTCTTCGTAGCGCTGTCTTTCAGTCGCGTCTCAAGTGACTTTGATGCCGTGTCGATTGCAGCATTAAAATTAGCCTGAAATTTGTTGAGCACGCCTTGCGATGCCTGGGCTGACACCTGGGCCTCAAGCTCGGCAATCCGGGCCAACTGTTCTGGCGTGAGCCCTTGCGCCCGTGTTTGTGGCAGACCGACGCCACCCATGCCACCCGAGCCAACAACTCCACCTGTTGCCGCCCTGGCTTGAGTTTCCCTTAGGGCCTGCAGCTCTTTCTCTGCCTCACTGCGAATGTCGATTCCAAGAATAGGCGCAAACTTTTTGATGAATTGCTCAATGAACGACGCCAAATTGAAAAACGCATTGCCGGCCAGCTGAATAAAATCCAAAAGGCCAGAAGCAATGTTTTGCGCGATTTGTTGCGGGCCGGCGGCTTGCACGAGTCCAAGCAAATCGTTGGCAATCTGTGCTATTGGCCCGGCTAGCTCCCCGACAATTTGTCCTGTCAACGCTTTGATAGTTGCGAACACTTTGTCAAATGCGTCATTCATGTTGCCGATTGATTTGATTGCGTCTTCGCTAACTACGAGTCCAAGTTTTTCCGCTTCCTCGCGCATTTTTGTTAGCGCTCCGGGCCCTTCCGAAAACAATGGCCCCAGTTCGATGCCGCCTTTACCAAACACAGAAACGGCGGCAGCGGCACGCTCAGCCGGATCAGTAATTTTGGAAATAGCATCAGCAACAGCCTCGAACTGTTCCGTGGGGGTTTTTTGAATTAGGTCATCAAAGACAAGGCCTAGTTTCGTAAAACTTTCCTGCGCTTTTTCGTCCACTCTGGCACTGCCTAAGTTAATTGTCAGTTTTTGAATTGATTTAGCAAAGGTTTCTAGTTCCGTTCCGGCCAGCTTTGCAGCAAACCCGTAGGCCTGCAACGCTTCGACGTTGACTCCTGTTCGTTGCGACACGTCGAATAGTTGGTCCAATTGATCGGCAACGCTTTTGCCAAACTCGGCCAAAGAGACAACGGTGCCAGTTACGGCCTTACCAAGACTTAGAAACGCAGTCGTCGCCGCTTGAAGTCCGCCTAACGCAAGTTTGCCGATCTCAATGTTCTTAAGAGTGCTTAAATCGCTGGACGCTTTTTTGCCAGCGTCTCCAAGCGAGTCCAGCCGCTTGTTCACGTCGGCTAGAGCAGTAGCCAATTGGGCCGTGTTCGCGCTGATCTGCATGGCGAGGCCAAGTGCCGTGCTCATATCATGTGCCCTTCAAATCTCGCGTCATTTGTTCCAGAACTGACTGCATTTGCAATTTGTGTTGCGGCGGCTTTTCCACTGGAATGAACTCGTTTGGCGACGGGCAACGACCACGCCTTGTGTGAGGCGCTAGCGCAACGCTGGCTAGGATTCCAGTCTGTGCCCAGCTGTTGTCGAGCGGCTGGAAATACCGTGCAAACGCTAGCCATTCGCTTAGCTCTCTGCTGTCCATTCGCTGCTCAAGCTCGCCTACAGTCATGCGGAGATGACTGGCCAGCATGAACAGGAATCGCCGAGACGGTCGCAGGCTAAAGCTCGCCGGCTAGTTCGACTACGTCCGCCTCCGTGATTTTGTTGTGCTTCTGGGCCACATCGAAAAGCTCGCCCATGACTGCCCCGTCGAGCTCGGCCACTTCGCTCATCTCGCTGTCGGTCCAGATCCGCACACCATGCTCGTCGCACAGCGTTCGCACCAGGTAGAAGGCCCGGAAGTTGTGAAACTTCTCCATGCCCTTGTTGCGAATGTCGATCCAGGAAAGCTCCCAATCATCCCGCTCGCCGACGCTCATTACGCGAACGTACACATCAAGATTCCAATCCTTGACGTGAACCTTGAGCGGCTTGCGAACGTTGGCTGACTTAATTTGTTCTTTCAGTCCCATGTCAGTTGTCCAAGAGTTTAAACGTGACCGTGAACCGGGTGACTCCGTTCACTTCGTTAGCCACGCTCAGCGACTCCCATACTGCATTGAGTGTCAATGATTGGCCGCCGCCGCTGATGGCCAGAGTTTTTCTTAGACCGTACTCGGACGAGCTTGTGTTAGCGCCTGCCAACGTCGTTACGGTGACGCTGCCGGCTTCGTCAGTCCATACGACGCTACGGCCTTTCGATGGGCCGCCGGCGTACTGCCAATCGAGGCCCACGACTTCCGTAAACGGCACGCCGCCCCAGCTGACGGCGACGTTCGTGCTGTAGCTCGCCACTGGGGCCTCCCGTGGCGGCTATGCCACCTGGAAAGAGGCCGAGCCCCGAACGGCGTCGTTGACCGTGAGCGTGACGCTCGAGCTCGCACACGTTGCGTTTACGCTAAGGGCAACGCCGCCTGTGATGGTCAGCGTGCCGCTGACCCCCTGAGCAATTGGGCCGCCGGCCGTTGGCAGATACTCAATCGTGACTTCCTTGCCAGTGTCGCCTGCTGAGCCCTTGAGCGGCCGGGCAAGCGTGAGAACGGTTGCCCCGGTCGTCTGCCCCAGGTGCGATACGTCGATCTGATCGGCCGCCGCCTGGTCGCTGATCGAGTACGTGATGCTGGTGACGGTAAACGTCGTGCCACCAAAGGCGAACGTCGTGCCAGTTGAATCATGGGGCGTAATCGGCATGCGTCAGCTCTCCTGCCACCACACGTCGTAGGTCTGCGTCACCTGGTACACCGGCGGGAGGTCGGCCCCAGCCAGCGTCACGAAGTCGTCAGACTCGTTTTCCAGGCTCGTCTGGTTGACCGTTGTATTGTCCACGGTTCCGCCGTAGCCATCCAGAATCACCCGCATCCGGTCGGCCACGTCCCGGGCTTGTTCGTAGGTCGTACCGTAGATGCCGTACTCGACTGTCACCCGTGGCATCCCGGCCGGACGCCCGAGAGTCTGGGCACGCTCGATGCCCGTTCGACGCCAGGTTACGAACGGCAGCGTGGCTGTCGCCGGGGCCAGCACCGGGTAGATCCGCAGGCCCACGAGGGTGGTGACGTTGGTGCTGCCGACGAGGGCGGTACGCAGAACGGCTTCGGGGGATTTGAGAGGCATCACTTCCTCCCCTTACCAAACGGGCTGGCCATCTCTTTCAAAGCGTTGTTCAGAGATACGGTCATTTGCTTAGCCAGGACTGATTTCATGGCTGGCAGGCTGCGTTCGTACGCCGTCCGCACGGGAGGAACGCCGCCCTTGCCGCCAATCGGAAAGCTGCCCAGGTCAACGGTGTCGCCGTCGCCCTTGCGAACCACTCGGATAAATCCCTTGGGCGGCTTTGGGTTGCTGACGACTTTGCCAGACCGGCCCGACACAATCGCTTTGATTTTGCCGGTTCTCTTGAAGCTCGATGCAATGTTTGATTTTGTGCGACGCTGCTTGGTGCCAAACTCAAGAAATCCGCCGTGCGAGCCCTTTTGATTTTTGCCCAAATCTTCTGACCGCTTGCGTGGCGGCGCGACGTAGCCAGCCAGTGCAACCGCAGCGCCGGGGCTTTTGGCTGGGTTGCGTGATTTAGGGCTGCCCGTGTACCGCTTTACCTTTTTGGCGATTGCCCTTTTTAGGTTGCCGGTCGGGCCGCGCGGCGTAAGTGTCTTGAGCAACCGAAACGCCGGCTCGATTGTTTTGTTTAGCGCCGCACCCATGTGCTTGGCTGCGATGTTGCGGGGCAGCAGTTCGTACGCCTGCTTGAGCTGCTTTAGCTCCGGGAACTCCACGCTGATGTCGATGCCTCCTGCCATCAGACCTGCTCCTCGCAGATGGCAACGTGCTCGGTGCGGTTGCCGTACTCGAGCAGGCTGACGATGTTCAGCGTGCGGTTGCGCCACGCCAGCCGCATGTTCTGATTGAGCCCTGGCAAGTACCGCAGCCGCACCCGGTGCGTGATCGTCACTTCCTGCTGCCCAGCATCCAACGCTTCCCGAGCCGACACGCCCTCCACGCTGGCCCACACGGCCGAGGTGGTCGCCCAGCTCAGCACCGTCTCGCCGAGCGAGTTTGTCGTGCCGCTGGCTACCTCGACGGTGACACGCTCCCGCATCTTGCCGGCGTCAATCATCGGTACGATCCCCACCGCATTGAGTCGAGAAGCGACTCAACTCCGAAAGGAACGTCCTGCGGCACGGCACCCGTTGACACGGTCGCGCCACGGGCTTCATACCAATGGCTCACCAGCATGAGGATGGCGTGCCGGATCGCCACGGGGACGCTCGAGCCGCTGGCACCGTAGCCGGCCCACCACGTGACCGTGACGGCGTTGTAGTCGTCCAAATTCGCTGGCCACGTCCCGCTCCGCAGCTGCCTCACCACGCCGGGCGTGCTGTTGCGGTCCACCCGGTAGTTCGCCTCGGGCAGCGTCGTGGTGGAATCGTCGCCCAGCGTGTACGTGACCACCACAGCCGTCGTTGTGCCGGCCGTAGCCATCGGCGGGCGTGGTAGCTCGATCTCGTACGGGAAGGCGTCCAGACGCATCGTGAGACGCTGGTGGACGATTGCCCGGTCAAGATACTCCTCCACCCACTCACGGGCAGCCGTGATGAGCGTGCCGATGTAGGTGTCGTCCGTGCTCGTGTCCACGCGGCAGTGCGCCTTCGCCTCCGCGAGCGTCACGGGCTCGGCGACCGGGGCAGTGGCGACAGAGAGGCTGCGGTACTTCACGGCTTACGCTTTCGCTTGAAGGTGGCGTCGGCCCGCTCGACCACCGGCTCCAGGGCCGCCGTCTCTATTTCCTGCTGCGTCTCTTCGATAGCCAGGCCGCGTCTGATCCAGTCGTTCGCCATGCCATCAGGCACGTCAGGCAACACCTGGCCGCGTCGGTATACGCGGTAGCTTTGGGTCATTCTTATTTTCATTCCTGGGGCACACTCCATGCAGTTTCGGGGCGTTTCAGCGTGTTGCAGAAGTCGGTGCTGTACTGGAACACGGGCTTCGTGAAGTTCTGGCCTGGCCAGGTCACCACGTACTCGCCGTGGCCCAAGACCACACGGGGCGTGACGTAAACCTTGTTGCCGCTGTCTCGGAAGTTCTTCCAGGCATATATGTCCGCATCTAATCTGCCGTCGTTCCACGAGCCGTCCGGTGCCGGCTCAGAGCGAAACCACGGTTTCTTGGTTCGCTTGAGGGCCGCCGTGGAGATGATCGTGCAGCCGAAGTGGGCGCTGTCCACTTCCTGCACGGGCTCGGCAAACCACGACATCGGCAGCGTCGTCTGGCCATCCTGGGGCGGCTTGAGCAACGTGCCCTTGAGCGTGAGCATGGGCCTGCCGTCTTCACGTTTGGTCTGCAGCCCGGTAAGGGCGTCGCATTGGAAGGTCATCGCCAAGGCGAACAGGTGCTCCACGTCTTCCTTGGTGAAGAACGTGTCGTAGTCGATCGTGAGCAGATACTCGCACTTGTCCACGAACTGCTCGAACACACGCTCCATGCACTGATCCCAGAACGCTCCGGTAACTTTCGTGGGCCGGATGCCCAACGGCATGAGTGCCTGGGCCCAGGTAAAGAAGTTGTCGTTGAACCCCAGCCGAGGCATCGAGAACACAGCCTCGACCCGAACGTCAACCTGCGAACCGCCGACCTTGACGAGCATGTGCGTGACCCAAAAGAAAACGGCTGGCAGAGCGTTGTGCCCTGCCAGCCGTCCAGTGTGCTCAGAGCGTCAAGCGTCAGCCGGCCGTGTTGACCGACACGCCCTTCGTGGCGGCGTTGTACGGGGCCTCTTCGGCCCGCGACAGCCGGGCCGCGATCACGATCACCGCGTCGGTGTTTGGCGACGTTGCGACGGCCAGGTAACGCTTCTTGCCACGGCAGTCCACCTCAAGGCGGCTGATGGTCATGGTCGTGGACACCGTCTGGCCGGCGTAGGCCGCCGGCTTCATGTCGCCCGTGAACCCGGTCACGTTCTCGGTGACGGCGTTCGACGCATCGCCCTGCTTGAGCGTCAGCGTCTGGGCCACGCTCGAGGTGCTCGCCACAGGGCCGTAGATCACGTCGATGCTGGCGTAATCGTAGCCGAGGGTGTCGAGGGTCAAGGTGTTGGTCTGGGACGAGGTAAAGACCGCGTTCTTGCCGCTGACGACGCTCTTGGTCGCTGCTACAGAAATCATGTCAGAGATTCTCCTCGAGGGTCAGAGGGTCAAGAGTTCGCCGAGTGCGTACGGAGGGCAACCACCGGACCAACCTCGGTCGTCGATCCCAGGCTGTGGAAGTTCGCGGTGGCCCGCACGACGCCCGAGACGAGCGTCTGGTCGAGCTCCACAAACCGCTCCTGGCTCACCCGCAGCTGGTAGCCCTGGCGAAGACCAAGGGCACCGGCCATGGCGAGGTCACCGAAGAGCACCTTCACCTTCGACACGTCCGTGCCGAGGGTGCTGTTCATCGGGTGAACGAGCACAACCGGGTAGCCCATGAACGTCAGGCCGAAACCCTGAGCGACGCTCACGCTGCCACCTTGGGCCAAGTCCAGCCGCTGCATCGAGGCGTGGTAGCCAGCCGGCGAGATGTACCACCGAGCGCCGGGCAGGGCGTAGCGCGGACACTTCGCCATGACCGCAAGGAAGTCTTCCTTGTCGAGCGTCTCGAAGGCACCGTTGTTGGTGGCAGCCGTGACGAGCGAGGCCGAGTAGGCCGCGTCGGTCAGCTTGACCGTCACGCCGTAGTGGCCGCCGTAGGTCGAGGTGCCGTCACCGATGAAGACCGCTTCGTCCAGGGCCTTGGCGATGGCGAGCGAGTGCTCGGTGGCGATCAGGTCCGCAACGCCCACGCCGTCGGCGAAGAGCTCGTTGCTGACCTTGGTCGCCACGCCGAACTTCTGCGCCACGAGCTGCACCTGCGTGCCGGTCATGTCGCTGTAGGAAAACTCGGCGTTCTCGCCCATCCACGCGCCTGACACGCCGCTGATCCGCTTCGGGATCGACAACACGTCCGAAGACATGTTGAAGTTCTGCAGGGCCGTCGGAGCCACGCCGTACGTCTCGACGTTGCGAATGATGGTGGCAGACATCTCCTCGGGCACGGCGAAACCGCCGGCCGAGTTGACGCCACCGACCATCGTGCGGGCCTCGACCCCGTGGTCATGGCACCACCGCTTCGCCTCGGCGTCTCCCGCGTAGGTGGCCTGGAGCCACTTGCCGACGCGGTAGGCGTCCTCGTGCGAGCGGAACGCCTTCAGCGTCCGACCGTCACGCACCGCCTCGATCCGGGCCTTCGGCTGCTCGGCACGCACCTCGGGGGCCGGGCTGCAACGCTCGGCGACACTGCGGAGGTTGGCAACCGACTCGGCGACCTTCGCCTCAAAGTCGATCTGCGACGACAGCGACTTGGCCTTGTCGGTCAGCCCCGAGAGCTCGAGGTTCCGGGCGTCGATGTCGGACTTGTTGTCGGAGTCGAGAGCGGTCAGCGCCTCGATGCGGGTCGCAACCTCGGCGGCCTCGTTGCGGAGCGTGCTAAGGCGGTCCATGCGTGATTTCTCCAGGGCGTGATTGCCGTGGAGTTCACAATCGCATTACGACCGTGGAGCCTTGCAGTAGCGAATTTGAGAATGTGTTGTTTTCACAAACGCCACCGCGCGAGCGCCGCACCGTGGGCAGCGTAGATACCGCTGCCGCTCGTCGCCGCACGCGCGGCTCGATCGTGTCCGCAGCTGTTCGCCGCATTGACAGCGTGGTCGGTCAGACATGCTTGGTTCGCAGGATGGCAGCCCAGGCGGCGGCGACGCCCCGCAGGGCCGAACGCGAACAGGCCACCTGGGCTGCCGGCTCCTGCGTCTGCTCGGCCAGCCACGCCTCGTATGAACGCATGGCGACGGCAACGCTGCTTGACGGGTACGCCGGGGTCAGAACTACGGAAACGTCATAAAGATTCCGCACTTCCCGAATCTGGCGAATCGGCCCGTCGTCGTCCTTGGTCCACTGCTCGTCTGAGCGAACGTCCAGAGTGAACGCGAATGACGCGCCGCGCAGGTCACGACGGCGGACCAGCTCAAGAGTGTCCCGGCCCACCTGGGTGTCGGGCGGCAAGATGTTCATCCGCAGCCCCTTGTCATCACTGGAGAGCTCCAGCGTGCCAGACGATGTGCGGCCAAGGATGAGGTCGGAATTGTGGTTAAGCAACGCCACCGTGTCTTGCTTGCCACGCTGCCGATTGAGAATCTTGTCGAACGCACCAGGCAGAATGATCTCGCGGAATTGAGTTGAGCCTTCACGCAGCGGCAAGCTCAGGCGGTTGTAGACGGCGGCATATCCCGCGATGACTTGCGTGCCGTTGGCGCGAGTCTCCAGGGTGAGGTCAGCCTCGGGCACCTCGTCAAACGCTAGGCAGCGGCGCTCAAGTTCCATCTGTCTCTTCCTCCTGGTCGTCCTCAACGTCGTCTTCCGGGCTGTCCTCAACCTCAAACACCGGCTCGGGTGCCGGCTCCGGCTGCGGCTCTTCGTCGGCAGCCACCTTTTCAAGCGTGGTCATGTTTAACTGGATGAAGTGCTGGTCGCCCTCGGGCCCCAGCGGGTTCATGTTCTCGAGCTCGCGGATCTCGTTGACGCTCATCCACCCGTTCTGCAGGGCCGACACGTAATAGGCCGACCGGCTCGCGTGGTCGCCACGCAGAAGCCCGGCCACGCTGTGCTCGGCGAAGTACGTCTCATCCTCGCCCTCCGCGAGCAGGTCGCGGGTAATGGCGGCTTCCCACCGCTTGAGATGCGGCAAGAGGCAGTGCTGCACGAACTCGGTGCCTTGCACCTCGATGTTCGAGTACGTGCTGCGGGTGAGGTCTTGAATCATGTGCGGCGGCACGCGGAACGCCCGGCAGATTTCGATGACTTGGTATTGCCGCGTCTCGAGGAACTGGGCCGCCTCGTTGGAGCCAGAGAGCTCGTGAGCCTTGACGCCGGCCGGCAGGACCGCCGTGCGGTGGGCCCGATCCGGGCCACGGTGCATCCGCTCCCATGACTCGCGGAGACGCTCGGCTGCTTCGATGGGCACCGGGTTGTCGCTCTCGAGCACGATGCCCGGCCGGGCACCGTTGCCGAAGTACGTGGCCCCATGGGCCTCGAGTGCCTGGGCCAAGCCGATGGCGTTGGCGAACAGGCGGTAACTCGGGATGGGATGGATGCCGTCGTCCGTCGTGAACCGCAGGGCGAAAATCTGCTCCTGGCGGTACACCGTCTGCCGGCCGTCGGGCTCGCGGTAGATGTACCGGAGCCGGCCGTTCTCCAGCCGCTCGACTTCCATGCGGCTCGGGTGCAGCGGCCACAACTCGCTTACGGGCCCGCGAACGCCAGCGCGGATCTCGGCGTAGCTCGCCCCGTAATGCAGGTAGAGCCCCGTCATCCAATCGCGGAACTCCTGCGCGGTCTGCCACGGGTTCGGCTGCATGTGCAGGATGCGGTACAGCGGATGCTCGGGCACCTTCCGCTTGCCGCCGTTGGGCTGCCGCTCAAACAAGTGGAGCGGCAAACTCGACACGCTGTCCGAGATCACCCGGATGCACGCCGTGTAGGCCGAGCACGCCATCGACGTGTCGGCCGTAACCCGGATGCCCGACGCCGTGCGGCCACCTCCCACGTTGCCCCAGTCGATGCCACGCAACTCGTGCAGGCGAAAGTCCGTGGTGGCCTCGGTGGTCATAGCGAGATGATGTCCCAGGATTGTTCGGGCGGCTTCGCGGTCGCCGTGGCGTGCAGCCCCAAGGCCATCACGAGCGACACGATGCCGTCGATGCGTTCGGTGCTCTTGGCCTTGCTCGGCTTGATGTTGCCTTGGTGATCGCTCTGCACTGCCACGTTGGCCGCCATCCACGCAAGCACGGGGTGGCCGGCGTGGCGAATCCGCTCCGACAGCACGTAATTTTCAAGGGCGCGACTTGGGCTCGACATGGAGCCGTAGCCCTGCCCGAATCCTGTCACATCTACCCCGTCGCCTTGCAGTTGCGTGGCCAGCTGCGTGGCGTTCCAGCGGTCGATCCCCACCTGCCGAATGTTGAACTTCTGCGACAGTTCGACGATGTCGCGCCGGATCACGTCGTAATCGGTGACGTTGCCATCGGTGGCCCGGATAAAGCCGTCGCGTATCCACCCGATGTAGTCCACTTTGTCGCGGAGCGTCCGCTCTGCAGCGTTGGCTTGCGGCACCCAGAAATACGGCAGCACGTCGAAGGTGCCGTCGTCGGCCTGGCTCACCATGACGAACGCTGAAAGGTCAAACGTGCTCGCCAAGTCCAGCCCCGCGTACCACTCCCGCTTCTCAAGCTCGTCCCGCAGTGGGCCGCCGCACTTGGCCCAGTTGTCGGGCGATAGCCACCGCACGTCTTGCGTCGTCCAGACGTTGAGCCTGTACCGCAGGAACGCATTTAGCTTGGAAGGCGACTGGTCGGCTTCGCGGGCGTCGGCGGCAAACGAGTCCAGCGTGATCGTCTCGCCCAGCGACGGGTTGGCCTTGTGCCACGTCTTTTGGTCTTTCCAATCGTCCTCGGGCGACGCGGCGTAGATGCACCCGAAAAAGGCCGGGTCCACGCCCGTGGGATCGGCAATACATCGCTCGGCATACGCATGCTGTTCCCAGCAAATCGACTTGCGGTCGTAGCCGGCCGTCGTGATCGACAAGAGCAGCGGCTGACGCCGGGCCGCGCCGCCGTACCGCAGGGCGTCCCACAGCCGCCGGTCCCGCTGGGCGTGCAGTTCGTCAAAGAGCAGAGCGTGGATATTGAGCCCCTCGGCCCGGAACGCATCGGCCGACAGCACCCGATAGAACGAGTTGCTTTTCTTGTGAACGATGGTCTTCCGCGAGTCGATTACCTCGAGGTGGCGAGACAACGCCGGCGAAGCCCGCACCATCGACGCCGCCTCGCGGTAGATGATGCCAGCTTGCTCACGGTCGCACGCCGCACCGTAGACCTCGGCACCGGGCTCCGAGTCGAACGCCGTCATGTAGAGGGCAATGCCAGCAAGCGTGGTGCTCTTGCCCTGCTTCTTCGGCAGCTCGATGTAGCCCACCCGATGCTGCCGCGTGCCGTCTGGGTTCAGCCGGCCGAAGAGCTCACGCAGGACGTGGTGCTGCCACGGCAAGAGCGTGAACGGCTTGCCGGCGTTCTGGCCCTTGCTGTGCCGCAGGATCTTCTCGAAGAAATGAACGACACGCTCGTACTTGGCCTGGCCTTCGGCCGTGAGCTCAAGCGCCGTGGAGCTTGAAGAAGTCTTCGACTTCGTCGCTCGGCTTTTCTTCCTTGCCACCAAGTCGCACCCTGCTGCTGGGAGTCAGTCCAAACTCGCCCATTAGCGACGCCTGCAGCGCCACTAAACTTCGATATAGCGGCCCGGCCGGGTTCGGTTTCACGCCACCTAAGTCTGTTCGCATCACGGGCCCGGTCGCTCGGAGCTCAAGCAAACACGCCTGCGTCGCAGCGTACACCTCGCACAAAGTCGCCAAGGCTTCTCCGTCAGCAGTCGTGAGCGTGCCGAGGCCGAGCAAGATCGGCACGAGCTCAGTCCACTTGTCCACGGCAGCCGGCTCGAGCATCAACCGCTTCGGCATCGGCGGCGCGCCGGCAGGGGCCGGCAGGTCGGGCCGGATTTTGCGCTTGCCTGGATTTCCAGCAAGCAGGCGAGCGGCGGCAGGCTTAGGTTTTGGGCCCCGTTTGCCCATGGGCAAAAACCTTGCGGAAACTTGCGGCCGCGCACACAGAGC